TGGCGTATGAGATGGGTGACTTGGAAGGTTTGTCGGCGGCAGATGTCAAGCAGTACATTCGCTACCTCGCAGACAGACGTCTACTGCAACTTGGCCTCAAGACCAACTGGAAGGTTAAGGAGAATCCTTTGCCGTGGATGGAGGAGATACTAGGTGGTAGTAGTTTGAGCAACTTCTTTGAGAAGCGAGTGACAGATTACAATGCGCATGGATTAGAAGGAGACGATTGGGGATGGTAGCATTTAGATTTCACCATGTCTTTGGTCTGTCTATTGAAACAGTTCAGAGCCAGCCGGTGTTAGGTTGGAAAGAGAATGAGGACATTGATGAAGCACAAGTATACTTCTTTGATGGTTTTGTGATCAACATCCCCTTTGTTAAGATTATGATTGGGGATGTCTTTGATGTCTTTGAATAGATTCTCTCCAGAGAATTTAGGGGCTTGATAGCCCCTTTTTTTATGGCATTGGTTGTTGTTGTTCTATTTCCTGTCCACGCTGTGCTCTTTGAGCCTTTAGAGCATGGTATTCAAATGTCTCTTTAGGGCTTAGATTAGGCACTTTGAGTTCAGGTGGAATATAATCCGATTCTGAGGCATCATTAGCAAGCAGAAGAAAGAAAGAAGAAATATCTCCAGCATCTAGTTTGCCTTGATCATAGCGTGTCACAAAGTCTTTAAGCTGTCCAAGGGTTTTATTGGTGGCTTTTCCGTTGATAGCCCTGTTAGCTAAGAACAAAGGTGAGGACACCATTGTTGCCGCAGAAGCAAGAAGTAAAGGTCTAAATCCTGTTCCTGCTCCAGCATTACCCACCTCATTAACGGCTTGGTTAAGTGATCCAGACTGTCTACCACGAACAATCAAAGAGAAGTTACCAGCAGATTGTTTCTCAAGCGTGGAAGCCCATCCAAGCACACGCTTCACTTGTCCGATCTGCTGTGGGGTTAGAACAGCCTTAAAGGTGTCACCCATTACATCGTCACCTTCAAGCTGTCTGAGAAGCTTTGCGGCGGTCTCAGTAGATGTTTCATTGACATCAGCCTTGACAAATAATTGACGAAGATAACCAGCACGAATGTTGTTCTTTACAGTCTCAGGATCAAATTCCTCGCCATTCCGTTTTGCTAATGCCGCCGCTTCATCAACAGCCTTAAATGCGGCTTCGACAGAAGACACACTACCATTACGATAGATTTCTTCACCAACAAATTCAGGTTGTTTAGCGGCCAACCCTTTAATGGCATTATCGTTCAAAGTTTTTAAAGACTCACGATACACGCCCGTCACTTCTTCATACAAGTCCATGACAGTGCGATCACCAGACTTTGCAACCGCCTTCTCAGCATCTCCTAACAAACTCTCAATTGTATCTCGATACGCTTTTTCAAGAGTTGGGTTACGATTGTCAATGCGGCTTGCTACTTTGCGTTGTTCACGTGTCAGATATGAAATTGTATCAAACAAAGATTCAAAGCTTAGATTGCGTGTGTTGCCTAGAACATAGTCATACATCTGCTCCACTTCATTATCTAATCGTGATGGAGCGCCTGGACGACGATCCACCATTGCTTTTTTCTTAGCATTTCGGAGTGTTTGTTCTGTGGATTGCATACTGAGGGTTATATTACGTGCAACACTGTCAAGATGCTTATACTTAGGCTCTGCCCATTTAATCAAGTCGTCTTCCGCTTTCTCCATAGTGTCTTGGAACATCTGACCTGTCACTTTACGATCTGGATTACCTGATAATCTTACAAGTCTTTGTAGTTCGTCACGAATAAAGGCTTCTTGAGCTTCGTATAAACCTTTAAATTTAGCCTCTCCTCCAAAACCAGAGATGGCAATTTTTTCTAATGTTTGTTGTAGGTTTGAACTTGTAAGCTGTCCCGGTGTTAAAGTGATGCCGACTGATTGTAAACTTTTTTGTAATTCATCTAATGAAGCAAGTTCCTCTGCAGATAGATTTTCTTTGTTCCGTAGCTTCTCAATACCACGTCCTGCTAATCCAAACAGAGAAACAATTTCTCCAGCAGAGGAGAACAAACCAGACTCTAAAGCTTTGTCAATCACCTTTAGGGGATCCGATTCACCTTGGAAAAGCTGACGAAGTGTTTCGCCAAAGGCACTACCTGAGATAGCGCCAATAGTACCTCCAATGGCTGTACCTGTAACTTTAGCGGCAGGGCCACCCGGTAGGGCCATCCCACGTCTAGCACCTTCTAGCATGCCAGCTATTTCACCGCCAGATTCACCAATGTCCGGTAGAGACGATATGATATTCTGAGGCAGGCGAGTGGTGATAGGCTCAATCATATACTTCTTCATCAAATCCATCGTAGTGGGAATACGTGGAATCTCTGTCATTGTCTGAGCCTGTGCCGCCGCTTGTTGCGCTGGTGTAGGCGGAGGTGCTGAAACGCCTCTTGCAGAGCGAAGACGATCTAATTCAGCTTGTTCTTGTGGTGATAGTGCCATAATGTATCCTTAATCTGCTGAGTCAAATGTAGGTATTGCTAATTGACTCTTTGCTTCAAGATAAAATTCTCTACGTAGATTTTTAGTGTCTTGAGTGACATTGTAATTACTAAGACTATCGTCAGTGAACTCACCAAGCTTACCGTCTAAATATTCTGCAATTTTTTGGTCTGCGTATCTAGTATAATACAAGTTTGCAAAGATCTCAGTAATAACTTCTGGACGTAATTCCCTTCCACCAATCGAATTTTGCAAGAATCTTAAATCCTTGTCAGACAATGCACCTTTTAAGTTACCAGCTTGCTCAAGTACAAGTCCTTCTTTTAAGACACCAAATAGTTCATTTGCAAAAGCTGTTTGTTTAGCCGCATCAATTCCTAGTTCGCTACCAATTTTAGCAAAAATAGCTTTAGGTGTTTGCAATAGTCCAGTTGATAAATTAGGTACAACAGTTAAAACTCTCTGCGCTGTTGTCATTGCCTTGTCAGCGCCTTGCGCTTCAGCAATCTTGTCTGTAACAAGATTTAACTTAGCAGTGATCACTTGCTCACCAAAGCCTGACACATCACCAGAGCGTGCACGTGCCTCTGTACGTTGCTTGACTAGATCTTTGTATTCCTCTTCTGTTAATCCAGCTTGGTTGGCTTCACGTAAGAAGTCTGTCATTCCTACATCAGCCAATCTAGCCTGTGCAAGACGTGCTTGAGCCTTGTCTTTCTCTGTACCAGCCTGTAGGTTTTTAATCTCAGCGGCCTGCTTAATAATTGCATCAGGGGTCATTTGAATGTAGCGATCTAATTCAGCCTCTACAAGCTTAGTGCGAGCCTCATCTAAAGTAATATTCTGACGAGCCGCTTCTTGCTCCACTTCCTCTGTTGTCACCTGTGCACGAACAAGAGCAATCTTTTCATTTGACAAGTCAATACCAGCCGCTTCTGCTTCTGTCTTTTTGCGTGTCAATGCGGCCTCAAGAGGCGTCAGCGTGCGTGTACGTGCGGCAGAGGCTTTACGTTCTTCTTCTAATGCTCTAGCGGCGGCGGCTTCAGCATCAATTTGACTGATTTTTGGATCACGTGTTTTAATTTCTGTAGCAAGCTGTTCTTTTGTGAGTGCTGTATCAGCGGCTCTGCTGTCTGCCAAGGCATGAGCGGCTAAGGTCTCAGCCTGAGTTTTCTTAATAATCTCTGGACGAGTTTCATTTTCCGTAACCGTTTTAGCTCCGCTAAGCATCCCGGCTTGTTCTTGAGCAAATCCAGATGCCTGCTCTTTATAGATTTTAGCCTGCTGTAACTGAGCCGTTTGAGCTTCGGCTCTAGCTTTATTGGCTTCATTGAGCTTCCCTGCCTTTGTCAATTCATCGGCTAGATAGTTGAGCTGTGCGGCACGATCAGTAGGAAACTGAGACTGTGCCTTTTGCATAATACCTGAGAATAGCTTTTGATTTTCAGCGGCCTTAATTTCTTCTGGTGTGCGAGTGTCCATTCCCGCAATTTGCCTACCAAGCCTTCCAGCGGCTGTGACAGCCTGTGGAGCATACAACAAACCTGCACGCCCTGCAGGAGCTTCAGCAAGCATCTTACCTTTTGCAAGGTCTTGAGCGCTTGTAAACTGACGCATCTCATCAGGAGAGAGAAGGTTTGAGAATAATGTTGTTACTGAGGGTTCTGCCATATCTACCTCTTAGCCGAAAATGCGATTGTACAGGTCTGTTACACCGCCCTGTACAGCCGATCCAATTTGTGTTGCAATGTCTTGCGCTCCAACAGCCTGACCAGCGGCCTGAATAGCTGGGCTAAAGAGTCCTGAATATGCTTGCAAAAGCTGAGTACCATAATCAGCCGCTGTTTTTTCACCTTCAATTGTAGCCTGTGATACATAAGGAATAGCGGCCTGTAAAGCCTCACCAGCCGCAAGTTGTCCAGATTGGGCAAGCTTGGCAGGGTCAACACCAGCCTGAAGCAATCCAAGTGCCTGTGTTTGTGGGGTGTATGCAGTGCCAAGAATTGATTTCAGGAGGGCTTCTTGTTGTGTTTGTTCTGTTCCTGCTTGAGTCATTGCGGCAAGAACATCTTTGCTACGTTGCTCTTCAATGGCTTGTTGCCTTGCTAGCTCTTCAGGAGTGGCTCCACCAAACATCATAGACTGTGTGCCACCACGTCCTTGAGAATATAGTCGCTGTTCTAATGCAAGACGCTCACGCTCACGCTGTGGAGAACGTGCGGATTCTAGTGCCTCAAGAATTTGCTGTTCACGTACATCACGTGGAGCAAGCAGTCCCTCAAGAATACCTTGAGCACCTCCCAGAGCTGTGCTAGTCAGTTGTTCAGCGCCTGTTCCGGGCTGTAATGTAACACCTCCGGGACCCATCTGTACACCGCCTAAGCCGGGAGTAGATGTAATGGCGAAGGGTTCAAAGCGAGATGCTTGTCCTGCTCTAGCGGCTAAGTCTTCTGCTTGAGCCTGTACCGTTGGTCCAAGCTGTCTAGCAAGCTTTTGTTGCTCTTCAAGCCCATAAATACCCGAAAGACCACTAATAGCAGTGCCAATACCATTAGAAGAAAACAATCCTCCTAATAGCCCACCTAAACCACCTATAGGTGATGTAGAATCGCCCATAGCCTGTGCATAGAGTTCTGCGTCTGTTGCCATTAGTATGTTCCTCCGTCAATAGTACCGGCTGTCAGTGTACCTGTGACATTGACGGTAGCGGCTGTCACAGTGCCTGTAAAAATAGGAGATGCTAAATCTGCTTTAGTCGCCACTGATGTTTGAATTGCATCAAATTCACTATCAATCTCAGAGCCTTTGATGATCTTGGCAGGGTTACCAGATGCCAAAGAGTCCTTGACTGTAAAGTTAGTTGTCTTAGTATAGTTTGACATTAGATAGTCCTTCCTACGATAGCTTGCGCTGTTAGTCTCTGGATTGAAACTTGTGATCCATTCACTTCAGCCTCAACACCAAGTTGTACCACTTGACCACCACCACTGGCGTTTACTGTGGGACGGTTTACCAAGACACCGGCATTAAACTCACCGATGTTATATTCTGCAATGTTATACTCTGCAATCACCTGCGTGGACAGAGTGAAACGCTTTTTCTTGTAAGCATATGAATAATCATATCCCCAGTTGAGCGTTACATCTGTTGCACTACCACCGATGACAGTGATTTTTAAATTCTTCAGTAGCTTTAAATTAGATGGAGCACCAAAGTCAATGTAGTTGGTGAAGTATGACATTTGATAGGCTACACCGTTATCTGTAAAGCCTGTATACTTTGCAATGCCACTCACCTTACCAAGAAGCAATTCACCTGCACGTGTCCGACACAAAGCCTGTGGAGCAATCGTATCCCATTGTGTTGTGCGATGTGCACCATTCTCTAAAGGGGCTCGCATATCAAAACAATAAGTGATGTTTGTTGTTGGTAGGTGGAGAAGATAGAATGCTTCTTCAGGTGAATACACAGAAAATATTCTGCCGGTTTCTGCTTGTATGTACGATGTCAACTCAGTACGAACATTCTTAGAAATATCACGCATAGGTGCTGACTTTTCTTGAATAGTACGTTGCAAGCTACGAACACCAGAGTCTGATAAGAAAATTAAATCTGTTCCTGTCACCTGTACACTATCACGGGCAATACAACCAACACCCACAATCGTATCTGCAATCTTCATTGTTGCAGGATCTTCAGCGCCTGTGTAAATCAGAATTTGGCGTTTACCAAAGATAGCTAAGATGCCATTATGCACTGCAAGTGCTGTAATTTCATCAGAGCCATCAGGCCACACTTTGGAAACATCTATACTACCAGAGCTTCCTGTATTCCACTTAACCCCAGTGAGCAAGTCGCTCCAGTAGACAGTGGTGTTATCGGTGGACGTTTTGGCAACCCAGAGTCTACCAAATCCAGACTGCACAATATCACCAGCAGGTACAGTACCGGCATAGTCGGGGTGTGCGGATATTTCATCACAAGTGGTCCCATCATAGTAAATAGGATCAGACCCTTCACGGAACAAGTAGTGTATTCCATTCAAAGTGGCATGATCGTATAAACCATCGGACACTGTGTGTGACGCTGGTGTTATATCTGTTAGTGTTGTTGTACCTTTATAAATAGCTGTGGCACTGCTAGAGATTACTTCAGTGGTTCCATCAGACTTTACAAACTCTCCGATAGAGACTATAGAGTCTCCACCAGATGTTGTTACATAACTCCAACCTTTACGTGCACCAATACGGCCAAACTGGTCAATAACGCAATTGTCAGCAACCAGTGCAAACTGTTCAGGCAGTGATGTTGGAGAGTCTTGCGTGTTCAGTCCGAAAAAGCCCGGAGCCTGAATTGCAATACTTTGTAGCGGTTTAGCCATTATACCAAGTCACTTCTTCAGGACGTAAGTTTGCATCAAGGGCAATTGAATTGTTTAGGTCTTGCTTTGCAAATGCAGACTGTTCAACCGCTGATTGACCACCTGTTTCTCCACGCTCACGTAAAGCAAATGCGTAGGCATATTGAATAATTGGTGATGTCGGTAGCAATGTATTATCGCTATCATTTGTGAGTTCTGAAGTGCGCTTAACACCATACACACTAATGCTATATTCAGCATCAGGAGTCATGTATAAACGGAGTTTCAAATCCCCATTAGCGTCTACACCGTCCATTGTGTACGATACAACTGGTCCAGTGGCGCTACTATTCTGCAAAGTGAGCTGACGAATATGCTCTAAACTTTGATAATGTAACACTTGGTTTGTTGTTTCATTATGTACTGAGAGCACCTTAGAACGAACATCAAAGTCTGTTAAAGAATAAGATGATGTTCCTGCCACTGTTGTAATGTCAAAGGTAGAGCGAATTGCAGACCAATCCCATGCATCCTCTACTTGACGCTTTGCATCATTAACAAAGTCACCAATAAGGCGTGAATAGTCTGATTCACTTACTGTGGTGATTTCATCCTCACGTAAGCGCCTCAGAACCGAATTTACTAAATTTAAATACGTCATATATCTATTCTACCATATAAGTGAGTGATTGTCAAGTAAAATTTATACACTTTCTAGCAATCTTCTTGATAAAGGAATGTCAGATTTTTCAGCAATTTGAAATTCAAAATCATCTCCTGTTAAATCTGAATCCATTTCTAATGATGCGATGGTACTAGGAGCTTGTCCTGCTTTTTGTAATGCAACATCAAGTTCTGGTAAATCAAGGTCTAAATTCATATCTGCAAGCTCTGGAAGATTGTAATCACTTAAATCCAAGTCGCCTAAATTAATTCCAGCTTCTTTAAATTTACCCCATTGTCCAATTTCAAGCCCAAAATCAGAAGGCTTCATTGATGACAAATCAATACCTTCAAAATTAAAATCTGTTAAATCAAAACCTAAATCGTAAAGACGTGTAAAATCAAAATCAAATGCAGGAAGAAGTTCATTGGCTGGTCTAGCAAGTTCGTCCCAAGTGGCTTTCCAATCAATGTTAAGATCTGGAAGATTAATATCAGGTAGATCAAAGTCTGGAAGTACATTTGCGAGGCTTTCAACTTCATTAACAAGAAGATCAACCGTACCGCCTTGCCTAAAATAATCTACAACGCCTTTCCCAACTGCTTCATTTAAGTCAACACCTTGGTCTAATGCAACACCAATATTTAGCCCTGCAACACCTAATGCTCTTTCGTTTTTGCTGTCAGCATTTAAATAGTTGAGAATATTGTCCCCATAACGCTCTACAATAGCTTGTGATGGGTCTTTGTTGTACACAACAATGTCTGCACCTAAGTGTACTAAATCACTATTGTCTTTTAGCCACTGTGCAGTTTCAGGCTTAAACACTGCATCCACTGCAT